TTGAATTCTCTTGACCAGTTGTATCACCAGCGCCATCACCGCCGGTTATACTTCTACCTGTTGGATCCGTATTAGGAGAAATATTCTCAGTATCTACTGACGGTCCGTCTGTTAAGAATAACGTTCCAGAAAGCTCTTCAGTTGGTAGATGATCTATATCTAACATCAAAGCGGCTTCACTGTCTGTTATATGCCCGAATGACTGTAGCTGTAAAACTCTTGACTGTTTAGCTAGCTTCTGTGGTTCTAGCTCTAACTCTGGTCGTAAGTTAATTGCTTGATGCTTAACTTCTATAAAGCCTTTATAACCCATAAGTCTTGCAGTCATAGTGAATACTTGAGATAGTAATTTCTCTGCTCTACGTTGTAAAAACGTTGGTGTATTCAAATAAACCATCGCTTCCATTGAGGCTGTATTTTGTGATGAGCCTTTAGTCTTACCTAAAATTGATGGTAATGACTTAAGTGCTGATACAACTTGGCTATCTAAAATTTCAATCAATGGCCTAAAATCTAAGGAAGACGTAACATTATTTTTAAGATATTCCATGTCAACACTATCATAAAGTACTATAGCGTCTTCTGGTTTAATTGATTTTAAGTCAGTAGCTAGGTTAGTTTTTTGCTCTTTTAACCATGTAGCTAGTTTCTTTGGATCAGACTTCATATCAGCTGGCGCATGCTTTCGCATTACCTCTTCTAAAACTGTTACCTTAATACGTGGATAACCTACACGTTTAACAACACGTTGAATATCTATGATTACTTGGCGCTTAAACTCAATAGCTTGTATAGCTGTAAGTAATGGTGATTCTCCAACAGACTGACTAATTGCTCGATCTAGTGTTTGAAAGAAAAATGTTGGAATATCTAGATTAACTTCACCACCACCAGTCTTTGTTTGATATGGCATGAACGTACTGTTCTTCCATCTCCAACTTATGTCCTTAGTGTGAATAAATACATAGTTTAAAGGTAGTTTAAACTTGTCTAAAACTATCTCCATACCTACGCCACCATGTAAAAATAACTCACGAATAATCATACTTGATAATTCTTGTGGTGAAGGTTCTCTAACACTAAATAGCCATTTAGCTTTCAAGGTAGTATTAAACTCTCTTGTTTTATCTGCATCAAATTCACCAGTCTCATCTCTATAGATAATACTCAAAGGTGTTTCAGCAAAACGTAACATAGCCCATAATGCGTTTGCAGCATCTGGGTCATAACGGTGTAGTTCGTCAATAATACTATAGACATCTGAACCAAGACTTCTAATAATAGAACTATCTTGGTATACATTATACGTACCTATAGAGGAGTTAATTGCACTACCGTCAGTAAGGTCTGGACTTGAAGACTTCTGTCTAGACACTGCAGAAGCAATACTACCAAACAAAGTCGTAAAAATGTTAGCCATGTTGTATCTCCGAAGTATCTACTGTTATTGGTGCTAGGTGTAAACCTTGTTCAGCTTGTATATGACAAGCTAGCCTCATGTATCCTAAACTATGTAAGAAGTGGTCTTCGTCCACTTTAACATATCTAAAGATGTGTTCATCGTCAATATCACGCTGCTTAACCATACCAAGTAGGTGTTTCTTTAGTGTTTGGTCTTGCGAACAAGACTTAACTCTCAAAACTGGTGTGTGCAAAACAATATCAAAAATTTGTGTACGATTAACTGTTACATCTTCCTCGTTAGATTTTATACTATAGAGATCCTTTTGACTGTCACTATAGTAGCAAGTCAATGCCAAACCATCAAATGCCGAACACACATCACGTGATAGCTTAGTCTGTGGTAAAGCGTCACATACCAAAGCTCCAATAAAAAACTCTTTCTGTAACGACTGTACTTTTGGTATTAAGTCATGTTCATTAACAGCTGACTTGTACACGACAGTGATACTTTCATCGGGATTTACGCAACCAACGGTAACCCAGCAGGTTTTACCAAAGTCTATTCCCATGCATAGACCCATGTCATGGCCTATGTCATCAGTAAAGAACTCAACTCTTTCAATGTCAAATATACTATCTGTATCAACATAGTCTTTGCCCAATGCAAAGTTTACAAAGTCAGCATACCTAGTATAAGTATTCATTTGCTTTAATAAGTTATATGGATCTTGGAATGGCGTATCAAAAGGTGTAACTTGATAGCCGCTTATAGCTTTGCCTTCATACATTGGTACCCACTCGCGCGCGGTATAATCATGATAAGCTATTGGTTTACGACAGCCTTGACATAAGTATTGAACATCATCTGGTTTAATATAAGCAAGCATATCTAGAGTTATATTCTTTAGTTCACCATCATAGCCTTTAACTATAACATCTTCAAAGAAGCTATTATCTGTCTTATTCCATTTACCACAATGTGGACACTTCTTCATAAAGTACTTTTGATCAGATACATTGAACTCTTTACTAATACCAAAGTTAGGTATAGTCGGTGTACTAAACTTACGGAATAGCTTATACTTACTATGTTGGATACGTGAGCTATACTTATTAATAATCTCTAAATCCGAGAAGTCAAGCTCATCATGAATTAGCATGTCAGCTGGAACTGAAATTGCGGCCTTAGCTCCAATAGTTCCTTTAATATATAAGTAGCTTTTGCCAATCTTCTTTAGTTCTTTTGAGTCAACACTACTATCAATCATTGAATGTAGTAAGCGGCTATCCTTAATAACATCATCAACCCTGGTTGTAGAAAAGTCCAAAGCGTTCTTACGTGATGGTTGTGTCAAGATTGCTGTAAGACCTTGTTGGCGCGCAATGAATGCTAATACACCTCTAACCATAACTTCACTTAGTCCTACCTGTGCGCACTTCTTAACCACTATCTGTTGTCTAGTATCATTAATAATCTCTTCTTGAAACTCATGGTCATAGAAACTATACGGTGCGCCTTTAAGTGTGGTATGCTTAGTAACCCACCCCGCGTAACTTAGCTTCTGGTCGGAAAAACCATATCTAGCGTTAAGCTCTGATACAAATGACTCTAGATACACATTACTTTTTGCCATAGTAAACCACCGAAATTAAGATAATATAGAAAATTATAAGACAGCTAATTATACTCTTTAATATTTTCACGAGCCGCATTTCGCGTCCTACGCTTCCACAATAGCATTGAATTTAGCATTATTTATGCTATTTAACTTAGGACGCATTCTGTCTACGCTTCCACAAGAGCATTGAATTTATCGATAATTTCGCTTCGTAGCGTACTATCATACGTGTCCAATACTTGAAAAACAGCAGATTTGAATGCTTTTACGCTTTCTATGCCGTTTAATTTGATTTCATTAGCTAGCATAAACTGTAAAAAGCGATGTGCGGTATTTAAAATATTAGGTTCAATCTCAGCTTGGCCTTGCATTTGTGTCTTTACAATGTCGTAAGTTGTACGGAATTCATCACGTAAATCGAAATCTTCACGTTCTACTGGGTCTAATTTTGTACCAATACCAATAAGTTTTAGGAAATCTTCTTTGATTGTTGGCTCAACTAATGTGTCTATTATGAATGGTGCTTCTTTACATTTAAGAATAGCTCTGACTACGCGGCCGTCTATGACGTAGGTTTCTGTTGAGGTAGAGGTCGAGGTGGGCATGATAGGGCTCCAATTGATTTATGCTATATGATATGTTCTTCTTGGATTTGTGGTGGTCCTTTACTATTGGCGTTATTTGAATAATATTTGCTATTGACATTACTTGAATAATATTTGCTATTGACATTGCCATTTTAGGGAAAACTTTTTACAAAAAATCCCGGGCATTTACGGGGGCCGTATAGCATATATATGCGAAAGCCTATAAATTAAATATGCTACCCGCTATAGATAAATTTATCTATAGCTCGAAAGGATTCTATATGAAAACTGTTTATGATCTATACTCTAAGATAGCTTATGAAAGCTGTACTCTTAAAGGTATCTTTTTTAATAGAAAAGATGCTGAGTTAGAAGTGCTAAAGTTTAATCCTAATAGTTATGACTCTATAGAAATAGATGAGATTGTAACTAGATACCCAGAGTGTGATATGTATGCAGTAGTATATAATAACACTCATTACTTTATATCTGATAGCTTTAAAACAGCTACAGAAGAGAG